AGATACCTCATACAATCACTGGCGCTTGCTGTTGCACCCCGATGTTAAAGTGTATGAACTTCAGCGGTTCAGAGCCCCCGTGTCTGGTAAAACTGTGCGGTACCCAAGCGTTTGTAAAGAAGATCGTCCCTTTCTTTACTGGAAACATCAGCTTATGCGTCGCATAGCTTACCAAGTTTGGATCAGCCTCTGGCAACTGAGTCAGTATCTTTCCTTGCCTCTCATCATCAATCACAATACTGGACGCATTCTCAGGCTCATTGAGAAAGTAAAACCCAACAATGTGGCTACCCTCCCCGTGAACATGATCATCCATCCCTGAGAACTTGTAGTGCTGTTGTCCCCACATAGACTGGAAATAAGTCACCTTATCGTCCATCTTGTACCCCTGAGAACTCAAAATGTTCCAGGCTGTGGAGCTTATGTACCCTGCAAGATCTCTTATCCTCTCATCCATGAATAAGTTGTCTGTCATCTTGACTGGATACAACTCATTCATTTGCGCTGTATTTTTGGCTATCGCCTCATCAAATACCGTTAGCGCACTGTCCAAATACTCCGTCTTTGAAATACTGTATATCGCAGTAGCAAAGTGCAAAGCCATGTCCAAGTTATCCATACCGCTCTCCTATTTGTTATAGGGATTAGTGTACATTAACTTGGAGTTTCTATAACTCTCAGCAATACCACGACCACAGAAATTATACAACCCACTATCATTTGATGGATAGGAGTTAGGGATAGCTCAAATAGGAATCCCTGCAATACTGAGAGTATGGCAATAACCAAGGCCCATTGAACCTGCTTTGATTTTAGGGTTGTGATGAGTGTGTTCATATTCCTACCTTTGCTTCTAGAGCTGTTACTTTTGCGGATAGTTCTTGGATTGCGGCTACCAATGTAGCAACTATTTTTGATGGGTCAACCATTTGGGATTTTATAGAACCATCTGCTTCTAATGCGTCTTTTTCTCCTGCTACAGCCTCGGGTAATATTGCTTGTAATTCATGGGCAATGAAACCATTACTAGCACTACCATTAGATTTCCAAGTAAATGTAACTGGCTTTAATTTAGAAACAGTATCTAGTGCGTTAACCATTGGTTGCACATTATCTTTTAGACGGTAATCAGATGTGCCACCATAAGTAATTACACTTCCATTAGTTGTAATACCTCCTAAAGTTGCTCCCGAATTATTACAAATACCTATAATATATCTTGTACCAGCAGTATCTATAGTACCTACTTTCATTGCCCAAAAACCACCAGTATTACCCAATACGCTTAATGCGGGATAACCTGTGGTTGATTGAACAGAAATATTTGCATTATCAACTGATAAAGCGCTTGTGCAATTTACATATAAACGACTATCGTTTGTTAGTGTCATTGGAGCAACCCAACTAATTGTTCCTCCCGCAGTTCCTGATGTTGCTGTTAACCAATAATGACCTCCACTATATTGCTGATACCTTGCCGCATAGTCAGACGTTTTATATATCCATGTTGAAGAACCATTTATATAAGCATTACTTAAAAAATTAAATATAGAAGTATTTGAAGAAATATTTGATACAGTACCGCCAATATCAAAACCTTTATAAGCGCTAACCCAAGCACTAGGAGTAACTCCTAATCCTAAGTTTTGACTTGTATCTATTGTTACCGCAGTAGTCGTACCATTAGTATTTAATAATAAAGAGCCTGAACTTTGAACGATAGGGGTAGTTGTGGATGTTGAACCACTTAAAGTAGTAAATGAACCTGAAGCAGCAGTTGTTCCACCGATTGCAGGAGGACTTGCTAAGTAGGTGCTGAATCCAGTTCCGCTAACAGTAGAGCTTGCAGAAAGAGTTGTAAACGCTCCAGTACTAGCAGTACTAGAACCAATAGTTGTTCCATTTATTGATCCGCCAGTAATTGCAACACTAGAAAAATTACCTGAATTAGATGCTTTTGAAGCTATTACTTGTACAGTACCTGTGTTGTCCTTATAGAACAACTTACCATCGTAGTAGTTCAGCGCAAGTTCAGAACCTGAAGAGCTACTAGTTAAATTTGACGCCGACGGCGTATTCCCAGTAGTGCCTGATGCGTATAGAAGTATCGGTGTGTATCCGCTTTGTGCCATGTTTTTTCCTTAGAATGCTCCACCTGCAATGCCACCCGTTATTGTGCCATTGACTGCGTTACAAGTTATTGACGAGTTTACCAATTGTGGCAAATTACCGCTAGTCGCCGTTACGAAAGTTAGATAGTTTGTTGTGCCCGTAGAGGCCGCAGTTATCGCTGTGTTGACAGTGTTTGTGGCTCCCAAGTTGGCAACAGTCGTTGTGCTAGAAACAACAAAAGGCGCAGTGCCATTCGCCACCGTGTTTGTCAATTGACCAGACATGTTCAAGGTTGTCACACCTTGGATGTAACTGCTTGCCATGTTCAGACCGGCAGAACCCCATGTGAGCAATCCTGTTGAACTATTGCCGGGAGGTAACAAATAACCGGCCCAGTTACCTGTCGCCGCACTTGCTGATGTTGAATAAATCCATCCTGCGCCACCGGGAACGGCAGTCGCCAACAAATTGCCTGCGCTGTCTTGAACAGTGATATTGCCTGTTGAATCGTTGTCGATGATGTAGGCTGTACCTGCCAAAATTGTGTTTTCGGCAGGCAGTTTGACAGTCTGTGTGTTTGTGCCGCTGAAGTTTTGGTAGAAAGTCGCAGTATTCGTCAGCGTTGTTGTGCCGCCTGCTGTGGGCACATTGGTGTAGCCCGGCGCAAAGTTGTTGAACGATGCAATGGTGCTAACGGTACTTGCTGATCCAGTGCCGCCATTTGTGACTGGCACAACACCAATCAAGCTCAATGCCTGCGCAGTTGTGGCGTTGGTCACCGCACTTGTGCCGTTGGCATACATGAAACCGGTCAAACCGGTCACTGTGATGCTGTTAAACGCCTCAGAAGAGCTTCCTAAGACCTTTTCCCACACTGAACCGTTGAATACAGCCCAGTCACCAACAGACCACAAGTTGATGCCGTTCAAACTGGTTGTACCTGCAGTCGAAACCACATAGTAGTAGCCGTTTGTACCAACAGATGAGGTCAATGTTGGGGTGTTTGTCGCCGCATTCCATGTGCCTTGATAGGTCGTCGCGCCCGAAGCATTAGTGGTGATGCTTGTGATTTGACCTTGAGCGTTGACCGTGATCTGTGGAATAGCCAAAGCAGACCCGTAAGTGCCTGCAGAGACGCCCGTATTTGCAATAGCAATAGTCCCCGCAGAGGTAATTGTTCCTCCACTAAGCCCAGTACCCGCAGTAATTGCCGTAACAGTACCACCACCAGAAGAGCTAATTGCACTGGTCACAAAAGCTGTAGTCGCTATTTGTGTTGTATTTGTGTTTGCAGTGGCGGTAGGTGCGGTAGGAATACCAGTCAGTGCAGGATTTACGCTAAGAACTACACTTCCTGATCCTGTGCTTGTTGTCGTTCCAGTACCACCATTTACGACTGGCAAAATACCTGAAACACCAGAGCTTAATGGTAATCCTGTCGCATTAGCAAGATTAATGGCAGAAGGAGTTCCAAGGTTAGGAGTCACTAATGTTGGACTTGTTGATAAAACAACACTTCCAGTACCAGTAGATGTTGTTGTACCAGTACCGCCATTAGCCACTGGGAGCGTACCAGTAACGCCCGAATTGAGCGGTAAACCAGTTACATTGGTCATCACGCCAGAAGCAGGCGTACCCAAGGCAGGGGTTATGAATGTAGGACTTGTGAGAGTTGCTCCAGAAGCCAGAACAACCGCTCCAGATCCAGTCGTAGAGGTCAGTCCAATTGTTGGATTACCGCCAGATCCGTTGCCGTTAGTAATGGTTATGCCAGTACCACCAGTCAAAGTCACTGGAGTTGCTGTAGAACCACCCGCCACCGCAAGCAAACCAGTGCCAGAGGTTGACGCAATGTTGGACATGAAGCTATTCAACGAAATTGTTGGGTTGCCCGTTGTTCCGTCAGGATTGGTGATGGATATCCCAGAACCCGACGCAAGAGTTACAGCAGACATGGTATTTGTGCCTGTCTTTACTTGTAAACCCACGCCCGTGCTAAGAAGCGCTAAAGGGGCGCCAGTGAGCGCCAAAGTATAAGGAGCACCTGCTCCACCATCCGTACCAATTAAACCGCTTCCTGCCCCTATATAACGTGAATTAGCTAGGGTTGATGTTTGGTTTGTAGCTGTTAGGAATGTTTGGGTAAGCGTAGGTGAACTGGCGATCTGACCCACAGTTGTCTGAGAGGTCACACCATTTTGTACGATAGGCACAATCTCTGAGCCAGTCAGAGTCGATGCGGTAGGTAACTGTGATATTTGTACTTGTGCCATTATGAACCTATAACAATTTCGTCTTCATCACCATTGACCAAACCTGGGGGCGAAGTATTTGTACCTGTTGAAATTATAGAGTTGCTGTACTGTCCTGTGATCAATTGATTGTTAGGAACATTGAGCGCCAAATCAGGTCTTGGGAACCTTAAGTTAATCCTCTCCGTTTTCCTAGCAGGCAGTCGGTAGGGGTCTTTCTCGTCCATGCAACCCTCTTCACACACCCTGAGTCCTGGAAAGTTAATGTCTGGGTGCAAAGTGGAGAAGACACGCTTCATCTTGCAACGATCACACACCGCAATCGCTATGCTTGCATAACCCTCAGTATCAAGGAACATTGGCATTATGACCACCTACATTCAATTATGTGAGCATATTGTTTGGTATGCTTTACATTTGGATTGTTTAGCCAACGATACAAAGTACCATGACGAATACTTAAAACCCTTGATGCTTCCATTAAAGACTTGTATTCCACCCCATTTATCACACAAGCTTTCATCGGATGACAATTTTTTAAACTCTCAACATGAGAATTAGAAAACTTCATTCCAATTCTATTTTTGCTTTGTTTTATTCTTACTTCAGGTCTTTGCATGGCAATGCGAATATTTTCCTTTTGTTTAAACCTTATTTCAGGATTATTCATAGGATTTATTTCTATCATTTTTTTAGAAAGATTTTTTTTATGCTCATCTGTATGTCTAAAACCAGTTGACCCCATGCCGCCAACAGCAATATTAGCTAATTGATACCCCATATCTTTAAAGCAATCAATTAAAAATATTTCATGCTCAAAAGCTTCTTGTTCAGTATTCCATCTGCCAAGTATTTCAGCTTTAAAACCACCATGTTTTTGAACTGTTCTGTTCCAAATAACATTACGTCCACTTTTTGAATAAGCCCTTTTAACCGATCCTTTACCAATGTAAAAGATAGTTCCATCAGGCTTATAGTGGGCATATGTCAAATGATTCATCAGCGTGTGTATCCCGATATGTTTGGCGCAAGATATATGGGCGAACGATCTCTTTCCTCAAGCTCAGCCATCTGGAAGTACTTCTCAGCCTGTCCTTCAAGGTACTGAATCCTTTGAATATCAACTCCAGGCAACTCAATACTCATTTGGTGAGCCAACATAGACTGAACAGCCAACATCCAACGGTCTGGTATTTCAAGCTGACTGGTGAGCGCACCCACATCCATAACTTGGCGTGAATACCAAATCGTTGCCTGCACAAAGTAAGTGCTCGGTACAGGCCAAAGATAAAAGGTCGGCTGAGGAATCGTTCTATCAAACCAGTACTGATACGGCTGATTAGCTGTAAAGTTCTGGTTCGGTAAATTCGTGTAGTCATCACGGTTTAGGCGTGACATCTGAAGCAGTCTTGCGTTATTACCAAAGTAAAGTTCACGTAAAGACAACGTTGTTCCGCCAGTAGCTACCATGCGGTAGTAAGGTACGTTCTGTCCAGGGTCAATATCTTGCCAAATCCACTGGGCATCGGTCACAGTGACGCTCGTACCCGTGTACAAAGTCGTCCAATTAGTGGCATCAGGTGAGCTTTGGAACGTGTAGCTCCAAGTTTGGCTACCACCACCAGAAATATAGGGCATAAAGCCTATAGAACCGATGTAATTTGGGTTGTTTGTGCCGTAAAAAACTGAAATATTGCCGTTGGCTGACGTTTGTTGGCAGTAAGTAGCAATATTGTTGTCGTAAACATTGGCAACCGTACCCCCTGCGCTAGATGTATAGCTACCAGAGGGCTGATTCATCGTGCGATACAGCGCATTTAAGATGTCATTGGCGCCGTTAGGTAGGGAATAGATGTACTGGTCAGCGTTGAGCCCTAAAACAAGTTTATTGACCGCCCAATACTGGATACCCTGGTTGATCAGGTTAGACAGAATGTAAAACAGCGACTCTTTAGCTGATTGTGTCTGCTCGTCCGTCAACTCCTCGGCAAGTTTACCCGCACGACGAGCACCGTGATCTATTAATGTCTGAACATTAATGACTGTATTGCCAACGGTTCCTGAA